CAATGATCAATATTTCTGAGCACACTAAAACGGTAACGCATTTAGGCACTGGTGCCACACTTAAAGTGATTGCAGCCGAATCTAATGCTGCAGCAGGTAAGAAAGCCTCTATCATTTTGATAGATGAGGTTTGGCTTTTTGGTAAACGTGCCAATGCGGAATCTATGTTCCGTGAAGCAAAAGGTGGATTAGCATCACGACCTGAAGGATGTGTGATTTATCTGTCTACCATGTCAGATGAAGTGCCATGCGGGGTATTTAAGCAATTGCTGGATTATGCCCGCGATGTAAGAGATGGAATTAAGGAAGATAAAGCCTTTTTACCGCTGATTTATGAATTTCCTAAACACCTGGTGGAAGCTGGTGAGCACTTAAAACCAGAGAATTTCTACATCACCAACCCGAATTTAGGTGCTTCTGTTGACCTTGAGTATCTGATTTCAGAGTTCAATAAGGTTAAAGATGCGGGTGAAGAGTCACTTCGAGACTTTCTTGCCAAGCATTTGAACATCGAAATCGGCATGAACCTGCGTGCAAACCGTTGGGCAGGTGCTGAATATTGGAATCAGCAAAAGCATGTATTCGGTCTTGAGCAACTGATTGAACAATCAGAACTGATCACCTTGGGAATTGATGGTGGTGGACTTGATGACTTACTTGGCTTTGCTGCCTTAGGGCGGTTGAAGAAAGATCCTCGTATCTGGTGGTTATGGAGTCGCGCTTGGGCAAATAAACTTGCCTTAGAACGCCGTAAAGAGAACATTCCCAAATATAAAGACTTCGAGCAAGAAGGGAGCCTTGTTGTTGTCGATAGAGTGGGTGAAGACATTGACCAGCTGGCGCTAATCGCAAAGCAAATTTATGACAGCGGTAAGCTCGACAAAATTGGACTAGATCCGCAAGGTCTAGGTGGTCTTATTGATGGATTAACAGGTGCAGGCATCCCTGAAGAGGTTCTTGTAGCGGTACCACAAGGCCATAAGCTCATGGGCTATATCATGACAACCGAGCGGAAATTGGCAGAGGGCAACCTTTGGCATGCAGGGCAACAACTTATGGTTTGGTGCGTAGGCAATGCACGAGTCGTGATGATCGGTAACGGGATGCGAATTACTAAGCAGGACTCTGGTATTGGCAAGATTGACCCAGCATGAGCGATTTACAAGACACGGGTTTTTGGTCCCGTTTCTGGTCACGATTGACTGGAAGAACCCAATTGAAAAAGGGGGATACTTCATATCCTTTTGATAGCTATCTGTCATCTGGTGGAGCGGTCGTCAGCCCTGAAACAGCCTTAAAGCTTTCAGCAGTTTGGGCATGCGTGAAATTGCGTGCTGAAACCATCTCAACACTACCATTGCATTTATATGATTCAAATAAAAAGATCGCCAAAGATCATGGTCTTTACCGAGTTTTACATGATTCGCCCAATGCAGATATGTGCGCAAGTGAATTTTGGCAGATCCAGTCTGCATGTTTAGATCTATGGGGTAATGCCTACAGCTATATTACACGCCGAAATGATCGAAGCGTTATTTCATTAGAGCCACTTTTCCCTAGTGAAATGGTTAAGAAGCGCTTGAAAGATGGTGGCTTTGAATATCATTACACCGAAAATGGCAAAGTTAAAATCTATACTGATGATGAAATCTTGCATTTTAAAGGTTTCACCTTGGATGGTTACGTTGGACTTTCAGCAATTCAATTTTTTGCCCAAACCATAGGCATGCAGTTTGATGCTAATAATCAGGCTCAAGACTGGTTTAAAAATGGATTAAAGGTTGGTGGATTCCTTGAAACAGGGGAGCAAACGCTCACAGGTGAGCAGCGTACACGGATGCGCAACCATTTAGCAGAGTTCAGTAAGCCTGAAAATTCAGGTAAATACATGATTCTTGAGGCGGGGATGAAGCTTGCTTCTGCCAGTGCTATTCGAATTAATCCGATTGATGCGCAACTTCTTGAATCTCGCTACTTTGGAATTGAGGAAATTTGTCGTGCATTTGGGGTTCCACCGCAATTAATTGGACATACGAATAAAGCAAGCTCTTGGGCATCTAGCCTTGAGCAGACTAATCAAGGTTTTTTAACCTACTCACTGAATCCTCAATTGGTTCGATATGAGCAAACCATTTCTCGCAAATTGCTATTGCCGCAGGACAAATACAAATATCGCCCTAAATTTGCGGTAGATGGTCTATTGCGTGCAAATAACACAGCAAGAGCAGATTTCTACGTGAAGATGACCCAAAACGGGCTATATACCCGAAATGAAGTACGTGAGCTTGAGGATATGCCACGTGCTGAAGATCCAACGGCAGATCAACTCATGGTGCAAATGCAAATGGTGCCTTTGGGACAAGAACAGGGGAAAACAAGTGAATAGAAAAAGTTTTAATTTAGCAATTAAAGCCGTCCAAGAGGACGGTTTTTTTTCGGGCTATGGGGCGGTTTTTGGAAATATCGATTGGTACAACGATGTGATTTTGCCAGGGGCTTTCAAAGTATCCCTCGATAAATGGAAAACCAAAAATAAATTTCCACCAGTGCTTTGGAACCACAACGACAGCGAACCAATTGGGATCTACACCAACATTTACGAAGACGAAAAAGGACTATTCGTTGAAGGTAAATTGCTTATTGATGATGTGCCGAGAGCTAAATCCACACATGCACTTCTGAAAGCGGGTGCCATTGATGGTTTAAGCATTGGATATTCCACCAAGAAGGCAAATCAGCAAGGCAATGGGATTCGAGAGTTGATCGAGGTTGATATTGGTGAAATCTCTATCGTGACTCAGCCAGCGAATGATCGAAGTCTGATTACTTCAGTTAAATCCAAATTAGATGAAGGCGAACTGCCAACGTTACCAGAATTTGAAAAATTCTTGAGAGAGTCAGGATTTTCAAAATCGCAATCTACTGCCATCGCTAGCAAAGGGTTGCGATCTCTTCTGAGCGAGTCAGAGGAAGAAATCAAAGAAGCGAAATCAATTTCAAATGCTTTAAATATCTTAAAAGGAGTCAGCAATGCCTGATCAGAATTTAGAACAACTCGCTCAAGAGTTTAAAAAACAAGTTGATGAAGTCAAAGGAATCGCCGAAGACTTCAAAGGTAAGCGTGAACATGGTGATAAAATTGCGGAAGGTGCCAAACAGGCAGCCGATGAAGCGATTACCAAGCTGAATGAAACCAAAGCGCGTTTAGATGAACTTGAGCAGAAAATGGCCCGCCGTCCGAGCGATGCACCTGAAGAATTTAAGTCTTTGGGGCGTCAGTTTGTGGAAACTGAGCAATTTAAATCATTGCAAGGTTCAGCTGGACAGCGAGGTAAAGCAAATCTTGAAATTAAAGCCACGATTACTTCTGCAACAACAGATACAGCAGGTGCAGCAGGCGATTTAGTGCAAACCACACGTATTCCTGGCATCGTTGCGCCACCTGAGCGTAAGCTTACGATTCGTGATTTGCTTATGCCTGGTCGTATGGATGGCAACGCTTTGGAATTCGTACAAGAAACAGGTTTTACCAATGCTGCAGCAATGGTCGCGGAAGGTGCATTGAAGCCACAGTCTGATATCAAATTTGATTTGAAATCGACAAATGCAAAAGTAATTGCACATTTCATGAAGGCATCGCGTCAAATTTTGGATGATGCATCGCAGTTACAGTCTTATATTGATGGTCGCTTACGTTATGGCTTGGCGTTCAAAGAAGAAAACCAAATTCTGAATGGCGATGGTACTGGTCAAAACTTACTGGGTATCATTCCACAAGCAACCCCATATGTTCGTCCAGCGGGTGTCACAACTTCAGCAGAAAGTAAAATTGATACCTTGCGCTTCGCAATGTTACAAGCAGTCCTAGCTGAATATCCAGCAAGTGGACATGTATTGAACCCGATTGATTGGGCTGCAATCGAAACACTGAAAGACACTTCGGGCCAGTACATTATTGGCAATCCACAGGGAGCATTAAACCCAACTTTATGGAAATTGCCAGTTGTAGAAACCCAAGCAATTACAGTGAATAAGTTCCTGACGGGCGCTTTCTCTATGGGGGCTCAACTGTTTGACCGCTGGTTATCTCGTGTTGAAGTAGCGACAGAAAACGAAGATGACTTCATCAAAAACTTGGTAACAATTCTTGCTGAAGAGCGCTTGGCTTTGGCGGTGTATCGTCCTGAAGCATTCATCTATGGTGACATTGTTCCTGTACCTTAATCGATTTAAATAAGGGGCATTTAGCCCCTTATTTTTGGAGTTTAAAATGGCAATTTATACAGTTAAGTGCGAGCACTATGGCGATAAATTCTATCGTACAGGTGAACAACGAGAAGCCAATCCTAATGATGTAAAGCATTTAGTTGCTAAAGGGGTATTAGCGGAAGCTTCTGAAGTAGTTGAGCCAAAAGTTAAGAAAACACCAGCCAAGCAGGTGAAACCAGATGATCGATCTACAGAAAGCTAAAAAGCATTGTCGAGTAGACGATGACACTGAAGATGATCTTATAGAGGACTGGATTGCTGAAGCCAACGTCGTAATTCAGAATGATCTAGACCGCAAGATTATTGCTGATGAAGCAGACCGTATCAATGAAACAGATTTGGTTGATAACGAAGCATTAGATTCTGCACGCCTTATCTTTGTTCAGTACCGTTACAGCCCTCTGCCACCGAGTCACGATCCAAAATAAAACCAGCACTTACGATGAAAACAACTACGAAACAGAAATGTGGGCTGAGTTCAAAAAGCTTTGGGCTAAGGTTGAGTTTTTATCAGTTAAAGACTCAATCAATGCCAAGGCTGCTGGTTCACAAACTACAGCACGCTTAAAACTACGTAAACGTAGTGATATCACCACAGAAATGCGCGTGCTTTGGGATGGATACACCTTTCAGATTGTTTCGCCGCCTAAGCCTGACAATGAGAACGGTAAGATCTACATGACGTTGGAGCTTGCAGTAATGGAGTAGGCCATGGTTGTTGAGGTTGAAATAACGGGGATGGATGAAATTGAGCGAAAGCTCAGAGCCT